ATATCAGGTAAAAACCAAACAGATGTCGAACAGAAACTTAATACTGATGTTGGATGGACTAAAGCAGTCCTCCAAAAAGGGAGCCATATAGTCTGGTCCTTCGAATCATCACCAACATTACAAGACATTGATGAAGAAGTGCAAGCCTTTGAAGAGTTATGGGGTTGTCCTCCAACATTAATAGTTTTGGATAACTTAATGGATGTAGCCACCGATGGTGGTGAGGAGTTTGCCTCAATGAGGGCAATTATGAAGGAGTTGAAATATCTTGCCAGAGCCACTAATGCTGCGATTATGGTACTACATCATACTTCTGAAGCAGTTCCTGGGAATCCTTGTCAGCCAAGAAGCGCAATACAAGGTAAGGTCTCGCAACTTCCTGCTCTCATATGTACACTCGGTACGGTGGGCACATCGCTTGGCGTGGCGTCAGTCAAAAATCGCTACGGTAGAGCAGATGCTGGAGGAACTCTCATGACTTGGTTAGCATTTAATCCAGAGTACATGTATGTAGAAGACATTCCAGAGAATTCATGACAACCAGAAAATCACACAAGGCTAGAGGAGCAAACTTTGAAACCGACTTACGAGATTATTTTAGACGAATTGGACTTGATAGTGAGAGACTTGCAAGACGAGGTTCTAAAGATGAAGGAGATGTTGTTGTCAGAGAGAATTTCCTTGGGAAGATTGGAATCATCGAAGCCAAAGCCCCAGGTCAATCAGGTCGCATTGACCTCTCTGGTTGGAGCAAAGAGGCTCAAGTTGAAGCAACGCATTATTCGGAGGCAAGAGGCATTGAAAGAACATCCGTCTTACCTGCGGTTATTATCAAAGCACGAGGAAAATCAATAGCAGATTCTTATTTAGTATTAAGGTTAGGCGATGTATTTGACGGATGACTTACCAGATATAGTTGAAGTCTTGCGCCACTATGGTGCCAAGATGAATAGAACTACAGGACAAGTAAATATTAAATGCCCCTTCCATGATGACACTCATAGTTCGGCAAGTTTTAACACTAAAGAAAATATATTTAATTGTTTTGCATGCGGGATGCAGGGGAATAGTTTACAGATTATAGCAAGACAAGAGAGGGTCAGCATACATGAAGCAAAGTCTTTCGCAGAAGGAATTGTTGGGCTTGGCAACAACCAAGTACGCAGCAAACATTTATCAGGCAGAAGATTACCTGGCAAGCAGGGGAATAACAAGGGAAGCAGCACGGCTGGCTCGATTCGGCGTAGTAGAGGAGCCTGAAATTGGACATGAAGCATTCAAAGGACGATTATCCATACCGTATATTACCAAGACTGGTGTTGTCGATTTGCGTTTTCGTAGCCTTCATGCTGCTGTTGAGCCTAAGTACATGGGAATGACGGGTATGGAAACCAAGATGTATAATGTATTAGATATCGATAGAGCGGGGGACTGGATTGGTGTATGTGAAGGAGAGTTGGATACTATTACTTTGTCTGCCTGTGTTGGCATTCCTTGTATCGGTGTTCCTGGTGCAAATTCTTGGAAGAAACATTATACAAGATTACTTGCAGACTTTGAGAGAGTCTTTGTATTTGCAGATGGCGACCAACCAGGAAAAGAATTTGCTTCTACTCTCGCCCGTGAGTTGCCAGTCACAATCGTGCAAATGCCAGACGATGAAGACGTCAACTCTTGCTACGTCAAATACGGCTCCCAATATATTCGAGAAAGAATGGGATTAAATGAATCTTAATAACATTCCGCCATGTAAAATATGTGGGCAACATTTTGATAATGTATTTGAAGCAACCGACCACTTAATAGATGATGAAGGAGGAGAGTACTTTGACCCTAAACTTATACTTCCTGGTGGTTATCAATTAATGATTGGTTCTCTACTTCGTTGTCTATATAGCATGGCTGACAATCCAAGTGAGATTAAAAACATTACCCAATCAACCTATGCAACATTATATGCAGCAGAATCTAGCCCCAAGAAGATGAAAAAGTATATAGAAGACATAGTTATTCATGAAGAAATGCGTCAATTTGATAGCGAATTAATACACTTTTTAACAGAGACCAATGAAGAAAAAGATGGAGAGTGATGAAGTATGGCAGATTATAACCCACTTGGAAAAGCAAGGTTTCCATATAACCAAGAAGCAGATAGAGGGGAAGTCATTGATATTAACAATAATGGTGCCTCTTTTGAGTCAGCCGTTGCAAAAACTTTCCAAGAATTAGTAGATTTACTTTTATCTAAACATAAAGATTACGGACCAAAAAATATCTCAGATGCGCCAGGTGGTGCACTTAATGGGCTTAGGGTTCGTATGCACGACAAATTGGCACGCATAAATAATTTATATGGCAGTGCCTTGCAACCAGAGCATGAATCTCTTGAAGATTCATTTAAAGATATGGCAAACTATGCAGTCATTGGATTGCTAGTACTGAGAGGAGAATGGGACAAATGAAAATATTTGGACCTTATAAAGGCAGTAAGCAAAATGGTGGTCGTCCAATCTACGTTATCAAACGTAAGAAAAAAGATGGCACTACTGAGACTACATCTACCAACAAAGCCCGCTTAGATTATAAGAAGGCTACTGGTAAGAAGTTAAAGCGCAATCAAGAAGTAGACCACATTGATAACAAGGGTCGTAAAGGTAATGATAAAATATCTAATCTAAGAGTTCTATCCAAAAAGAAAAATGTAGGATTAGAGAATAAGAGACGAGCCAAAAAGAAATGAAAACTATAGTCTGTATTTCAGACCTGCAAGTACCGTACCACGATGTAGAGGCAGTTAAGGCTGTGGCTAAATTCATTAAGGCTTACCAACCTGATACTGTCGTATCTTGTGGTGATGAAATGGATATGCAGACTATATCGAAATGGAGTAAGGGTACTGAGTTAGAATTTGAGCGTTCTATTGGACGTGATAGAGATTTAACTCGTCAGGTTCTTTATGACTTAACTGTTGAACATATGATTCGTAGCAACCATACAGATAGATTATTTAATACAGTTGCTATGAGAGCGCCAGGATTACTTGGCCTACCTGAGTTGCAATTAGAAAACTTCTTAGGTCTTGATGAATTAGAAATTGAATACCACAAAGACCCATATGAACTGGCTCCTGGCTGGTTGTTAATGCATGGTGATGAGGGCAACGTACAGCCTACGGCTGGTGCTACAGCCCTTGGATTAGCCAAACGTAGCGGCATGTCAATAGTCTGTGGGCATACGCACCGCATGGGTTTAACTCATCATACTCAAACATATCGTGGTGGTAAACCTAAGACTGTTTGGGGCATGGAACTAGGCAACTTAATGAATTACAATAGTGCAAAATATATTAAGGCTGGATTGTTTACGTGGCAACAAGGCTTTGGTATCTTACATGTTGATGGCAAAACTGTTGTGCCTCAATTAGTACCTATCGTAAATAGGTCTTTTACTGTGGAAGGAAAGACTTGGAAATGGTAGATTGGGAACGAATCAAAAAATGGGACTACATTGTAGTGGCAGTATCTGCTGAGTACCATAAAAAATATGATATGGTTGAACTTGATGATATCAAGCAATCTCTTTATCAATGGTTTGTAGAGCACCCTAATAAATTAAATGAGTGGGAATCTATTGGCGAGAAAGATGCCAAGAATCTTATCTATCGCTCACTTCGTAATGACGCATTAGATTATTGTCAGAGATGGAAAGCCAAGTCATTAGGCTATGAGATATCTGATATATTTTTCTATGAACCTGATATTGTTGAGGCTTTGTTGCCTTCTGTATTGCGTGGAGAGTTTAGCGTGTCTCATAAGTTAAACTTATCTGGACCTAGCAAGCCACCAGCACCTGCTGAGGGTGGTAATATGATGGTTATGATGTTAGAAATAGATAAAGCGTACCGCAAACTCAATACAGAGGATAGGACCGTATTGTTTTACAGGTACGCTGAATCTATGGACTATGGCGATATCGCTACCGAGATGAAGTTAGGTAGTGAAGATGCTGTACGTATGCGCCATAATCGTGCTGTGAAGAAACTCATCACTAGAATCGGTGGATTCCGACCTTGGTTAGATAGAGATTCTTCCGATAAAGTATCCGAGAATCCAGATGAAATTGTAGAGACCGAGAAGTCCGAGGACAAGCATGACGGGGAGAGTCATCCCAATAATGACAGCGAATAAGTTTTTCAGATAGGGTACTCCTGCTCCATATAGTTTTTGTATGCTTCCCCTGCTCTATCAAACTCTTCGTTTTTAACTCTCTTATAATTAATCAACTGGGCTGGTGTAATTAAATGCCCCTTTGATTGATTAGGTGGTTGCTTATTCTCTACTGGTCTACCATAATCTCTTACAACATTTACTAGATGGTCTATTGGTGTAATGATTACATTATTGTCCATTATAAAAGCCCAATGAGTAGCCCTACTTACAGCAAGTCCTGATGGCTCCCATTGTCCACTTCCTTGATAGAAACATGACTCTTCTATAAATAGATTACCTGTTTCTATCCAGCGTCTATCTGTCTTAACTTCTACTGTATCCATACGCAATAGGTCGGCAAGTTTACTCTCACCTAACTCACCATCACGCAGGTCTAAATCCCAATTAGAATTTTTCATTATCCTCCTGTTGAATAAAATCCAGTCCCATTAAATTTTACTAGTGGTGCATGGTATACTCTTCTTAATTTAGCGTGGCAGATAGGACAAGCATACTCTTGCTCTTCTTCCGTCATGCCACGTTCTATGGTAATTATTTCCCCATCTCCAGGGCATTCATAATCATATGACGCCATCAATACCATCCATTCTTTTGCCAAAACTTCCACGCTTGGCATGGCGTTGAATATCGATAGATTATATAATCTAATCCTCTATCAATCTGCTCTGTTGGGTTTGTGTCGGGCGAAAGCCCTAGGATTTGTGGAATCCCACCAGCATATCGCTTCTCACCCTTTTGATATACAGGTTGCTTATTGTAAGCCTCGTGCCTCCAGTTAGATTCTTTTGTCCATAACTTATCTAGACACAGCCATTGGTTATGTTGCCATGCAAGTAAAGACTCTCTTGCATATAGTTTACTATCATTGACTGTCCATTCCCTTGGTTGTGGTAAGGTTTCTACTCTAGTTATTCCAGCAAGAGAAAATATTCCTATAAATAATAGCAATAGTTTCTTCATGGTTCACCGCCCTATCAAGTCTTTGGTTAGACTGTATAATTTGTATGCTTGGTAAGAAGCACTACTTCTAGAGGTGCTAGGTTTTATCCCAACGGAGGCTAATCTTTCAGCAGCCATCTTACCTCCCCATATTCCGAATGGTAAATTACCCCACCCAGTTTTGCCTGATGGCATTTTCTCCATTTTCATGCCTTCTGCCAAACACTCATCTTTGACAGGACACGAGGCACATAATTGTAGCGCATACTTTATCTCAGATGTAAGTCTGAGGATTTTTTCCCGATTGATATCTCCTGGGGGTAATTCTGGAAACCACCAGTCGGGATTCTCATCACCAGTACAGTTGCCTTTAAGCATCCTCATCCTCCCACATGCGGTCAGGTAATCCAGTATCGTTTTCGTCTATGTCTTCCTCTGTCCCATTTAGGGCATAATCATCACCCTGTAAATACATTGGTTCACTCATTGTCATCTCCTTTATAATCGGATAGCACCCATTCTAAAGCCTCAACCCAGCCCGCTATCTCTTCTGTATATTGGGTATCATCTTTACCATAGTTGCGTTTAATATCTGCTAACTCATCTCTTACTTCTTGACTTGTCCTCACACTATCCTCCTTAGTGTCTGATTTTCAGACAGTTAGTTATGTATACCATAATCCCATGTAATTCTACGCACAGCATTTGTGAGTTCCAGTTGCAAGGCTTTGATTTCCTCATCGCCCATATCGCCAATATCCATTCTTCTAACCCTTGCTTCCCATAATATTTCATCTGTAGATTCCATTAGTCCTCCAAATCTGTAATGCAATCAAGTATATATTCGAATTCAGGGCGGTCTGCCTCAGGTGGTTGCTGAGTATCCCATGCCATAGAGTAGCCATCATTAGAATCCCAATGAAGTCTACCTGAGTATTGATTGGTTCCGTCATTTAATATGATAGACTTGGTAAAACCAGTGCTGGTCTTGCCGTCTGATGATATCATATACTTACCCATTAACTCACTAACTGATACTTCACCCGTCAAGTTGTACTCCCATCTCGATTAGTCTGCTATCTATTGTCATGCTTGTTGTATCATAACTTTCAGCACCTTCGCCATCTATGCCTTCACGCCATAGTGCTTTGCCCTTGTATGATATATGTGAACCTTCCCCGTATAGACTCATTAGTAATGCGCCAGCAGAAAAATCATATACCTCTGCTATCACATCACCACTTGGGTGGTGTACTTTTAGTTTCATGCTATCCTTTCTTGTCATATTATATGACAGTTTCTAGTTGTTGCAGTAGTAGTCTTGCACGAGCAATTATAGCGTCATCTCTTTCGTCGGTCAAATTGGCGATAGAGATTAACTCTATGATTACTTTTCTGACTTCTTCCTTAGAAGCCAAAGTCATATTGTCCATTGTATACTCCCGTCGTTTGTTTGTGTCGGTATGCGTCATACTCAGGCGACCAGCACATGCATCCATCATCTTTGACTAGTCCGCAATCAAAGCATGTTAGGCATGCATAGCAATGGTATGGGTTAGCGTCATCTAAGACCGCCACACCGCAGGTATAACATGCGTAGTCATCCTCAGCCTTTGGGTCATGGTTGACAGTATCCCATTGCCAGTATTTACTATAATCATTTTTCTTATAACTATCATTAGACCACCAGTTGCCGTCATTATCCCAAGTACCTAAGTCCTCGTTGATAATGTAGCAGTCATACTCAGCGCTAGGGTCTAAGGTAAAGACCGCAATCTTGCTACCGACAGACCACTTCTCTATCATGCCGTACAGGTTAGGGTTATCTAATGCCGTGATACCACCCATTGACGGCAGTATATCCTCGGCAAATATGCGAGTATCACTACGCTTGTCATTAGGCTCAATATACACAGGCAATATACCATTGTGTGCTAGATAGGTAAGGTCGCTACCACCTACCTTGAATGGATGACAGTTTTCCTCATTCTTTACGCCATGCGTAGCAAATCTAGCATGATACATAGCATAACTTTTTGGGTATTGCTTACGCACCGCAAGAAACTCTTTGATTACTTTCTTGGCGGACATACCCTTGCCAGTAATAATTTTATTGCCAGCAATTACAGCATAGCCAAAGCCATGCGGATTATTACAAGAAGCATTATCTAAATCCTTCTTGCGTGGTGTACTATTCGGGGAACTTACTACTAGCAGACACATGCTCTTTCCTTTCTATCCTAGTTAATACATCTTTGTGTATTTGTATTCTTGCATTGAGAGATGGATATAACTCAGGCTTACTCTCTATGTACTGCCTAAGGTTTAGACAGGATAGACCGCCATCTCTAACTTCTTTGACACTCATTACCCTAGTGAACTCAACGCTGGCATGCGCTAAGTCAATAGCAGACTTAATGAATCTCGGATTTACACTACCTCTAAAGATTCTCATCTCTAAGGTATTTCTATTGTTGGTATTGACCGCAGAGTATCTATCACTACCATGTCGGTCAAACTTATGTTTGAGAGATTTTCTACCAGTATTAGGGTCAACATTGTCATCAAACTTAGCCCAATGACTAGATGACCTACCAGCAAGCACCTCATAGAAGTCTTTGTTATTGTAGACTAATTGCAGGAATCTATGCTGGTGTGAACCGCTATTAAATCCAGCACGAGAAATATGCACATGAAGTCCACAAGTTTTCGTACCCCATGCCATCATTTCATAGTTAGATTTAAGTGTACTGATAGTTTCCCATAGTATATTTGCATCATTCATAAAATAACTATGGGTCATTGGATGAGATACTATCTCAAACCCACACTCAAGTGAGCCGTCAGATTTAAGATAGGCTAGATTATATTGCTCTAATCTAACCGCATACTCGGCTGCATATCTACGGCTTTCATAACTTCCACCTCGGACTTCTGTCTCGACTTCTATGCCAAAGTAGAGCCTAGTATTTTCGTCCTCGGAACTACGGAAGATAGGGTCAGGTCTATATGAGTAATCATGAATTAACCTAGTATCAACATCCTCATCATGATTATACTCGCAACCATTTAGATAGGTAGCATCACAACCATCACAGTAAGTAGTATTATTCTCATAACACCTCTCACACATGGTGTCATCACTATCATCTGTGCCGTAGGTATAACCTACAAAGTGCTCCTCGCACAAGTCGCAGTAATGGGCATTGTTTTCAAGGCATGATTGACACCATAATTGATGACCTATCCTGCCATGCCCGTCATCAACAGAGAGTATGTAATCACATGACTCACATACTATCGTGCAATTCTCGCAGACAGGGTTGCCTGCATGAGTTTTGGTTATATCGGTATCAGTTAAGTCAGTATCACAAGCGATACAACATATCACTTCTACTTCATCAACAGTTTCCATATCCTATCCTTGTCATATAATATGACGAAAGTATTTCTTTCGCCAGTAGTACCATTTTAGGCTAATTCCTTAGCCTTGTCAACCCTACGCTGGACACTATCAAGAATTATATTCACGATTTTATCCCGTAGGTCATCAGCATACTTGGCACGAGCCTCAAATCCCTGCCTCGTATTATGTATAGAGAATTGCCTAAGAGATTCCCTGACAGTTTCTAGTTCATCTCTAGTAAGTGTCAGGATAATCTCATTGGCATAATCTACATTACTTTTGGACACTTAACTCACGCAAAGCACGAGTAAGTTTAGCATTTCTAATTGCGGTGGTGATTACCAGCGTGGTGCTAGTAGTCAGCGCAATTATGATTGCTATTGTATCTGTTATCTCTATGTACATGTTTACCTTTCGTTAGTTGGTGATTGAGCAGTTTAACCACTCTTACTCAGGAGTGCTACTTTGGTCATATTTTAAGACCCACCATTTCGCCTTTGGGGTCTGTGTGCCCACCATAGGAATTGCACCTATGCGAAGCCGTCTAGCGTGGGCTATCCAGTTGCTATTCGTAGTCCGAGTCCGTAGCAACATCCTCAAGCAAATCATCAATGTTGGTCATGTCTACTTGGAATATATCCTCAGTAGCCATAATCTCGGCTATCTCTTGCTCGGTCATGAAGTCTAATGCAATATCATCGCCACTCACGAGATACCCTATCCATAGCACGAGCAGTTTGCTCTTTAACCTTAGCCTTGCGTAATGCTTCAGCCTCGATATTTTTTTCTACTTGTACGCTCTGCATGAGAGCAGAGAGTATTGGATTATCTGCTAAGATGTCCATTTGTTTGCCTCTCTATCTAATGCCTGTCATATACTATGACAAGGCATGTAGCGAATTTCGCCAGTAAGATAATTATCCCCGATAGCCTTGTCTATGTCAAGTACCAAACGGCTACTGTCATATTATATGACAAGTCAGTATATCCGCCTCTAACCTGCACCGCCTACCTCTAACTCTGCAAATCTCCATATCTACATCCAACACAAACCAACACAAACTTTTTTGATTTTTCGGCTGCGGATTTTTTGGGCAAAAAAATAACCCCCCTTGCGGGGGGCTACTTTTCTTTACTTTGTAGGGCATGTGCAATA